AGGAGTACGGGGGCTCGGTTAAAGAGAATTCCGTGATCAACATGGTACGGGAGCTGATAGCTGAGTATCCAGATGATGAGAGGATTGTAGTTTTCAGTCACTACAACCAGAGCTGTAAAACTCTCTATGCCGCCCTCAAGGACAAGTACGGGGCTGTTTTGCTTTATGGCCAAAACACCAAGACTCAGAATCAAGCCGCTGTAGACAAGTTCACCAGTGGGGTTGACGGTTCTTACAGAATTCTTGTTTGTTCGACGTTAGCCGGGGGAGTGGGATTGACTCTGGGTCACGTTTCTTCTGTGACAATCTTCGCAGAGACACCAGAAACCTACGGGCATCTGGATCAAGCCATGAGCAGAGTGGCTATGGTAGGTAAAGAGAAGCAGGTGGATGCTTACCTGCTACAGGCTATGGGGACCCTGTGGGAGAAGCGGATACCCAGTCTACTCAACAGAACAAAACAGATACAGCAGGCCAATATGGATAAGTCTACTCTGCTTGATGAACTCATGATTAGGAGATAACAGTGAAAACAAAAGAACATGACTATATAAAAGAGGCTGAGGAACGTGTAGTAGCAGTAGCCAGGCAATGGAGCGATGCTATGAGCATCTGCACTGCACTAGCAAATTTTGGGAACCGTATGTGTCATGAATACGTAGGCAAAAAAGACTTTTTTGACGGGCTGCAGTTAATGCGCAATGCTATGAGACATGAATATACAGAGGCCATAGAGAGCTGCTTCATGTTCAGTGGGGTTGGAGGAAAGAAGGCTGAAAAACTGTCCTTGGAGATGTTCAGAGAAACATTTGATTCTGAGACTCGGTACAGCGTAATACAGTTTCTCTCTGATAACGGTCATGCTCCTGGCAGTTGGTATGCAGATGAGGAAGAAGAGTTCAGAAAGCAAGCCATTGAAAAATGTCGGCAAGAGGATTAAAGCATGTTAAATAAGGCAGCGGTAAAAGGAAGTGGTGGGCACCCTAAACAATTTAAGGATAAAAACGGCAACATTATTAAACCCGGAGATATGTAAGTATATTTTAAGTGACTCTATACCAGTTAATTTAGCAGGGGAAAACTTGACTGATGCTTACACTGGCTTCAGGAGAAAGGCTGCTGCCTACCGAAAAATCAAAAGAGTTATACACCTACTCTAAAGAGGCTTTGCACAGGTTGTCCACAGACTTGTTCTTTTGGAACCTGTTTCAAGTACACTGGCTGCACACCTTTCATCTTCGCAGACTTGGGCCAGACTTAGGAGGTTGGGCACTGGATGGATATCCTCCTTGCACTAGACAGGCCGCAGCAGGTAACCTTATGGTCTATGCGGGTTACAAATTCCTTTTGCTAGACACGAAAACACGAGTGGGTCTCCCTCTTACAGAGGGGCTGATAAGGTTTACCGGCAACCCACTGAGAATTCTCCCCGGCGGTAAGGCTGGCTTCTGGAAAGAGGGGAAATTTCTTGATATCACTACTTTGTGTCTTTCACAGGGACTGACTCCGGAAGAGGCGTATGCCCTCTTTATAACGACAATTGAGGAGCAATGAAATGCGCCAGTTCTACAGATATTACCAAACCTCTGAGAGGTCTAAATGGGAACTGGCGGAAGATACTGACAATGTGCACAAAGAGCTGAAGAAGAAGGGGGCTGTTCGCGTCAGCTTTCTGGCCTTGGATAAGGTCATAGACGATGATACGGACCCCGATTCAGTTGCCTATCGAGGACATTTTTACGCAGACATAGATTCTAGCGATCTGACAGAATCCATAGAGTCTGCCAGACTCTTTCTTGCCCATTTGGATGCAGCTGGGGTGCCGCCCTCAGCCTACGAAGTGTATATTTCAGGGGCTAAAGGCTTTCATTTTTACCTACATAACAAACTATACAGTAATGGCAGGCCCCAGAAGCAGCTACCCAGGCTGCTCCGGGCCATGGCTATGCGTCTGTATGTCCCAGGCTTGGACTTTCAGCCGTACAGCGGCGGCAAGGGAAACTTATGTCGCTTAGCTGATGTAAAGCGGGATGACGGTAAGTACAAAGTCAGAGTGTTTGCTGACGAAGTGCGAGCCATGACCAAGGAGGTTTACAAACAGCTGGCCGGGCAGCCCAGGACTGGGGTGCTTTTTGCCAGTATGCAGCCCCCGCCTAATCTCAATCCCACGATAGCTGGGCATTTTAGCTGGGCGCAAGAGTTTGTGAAGCATGAGAACAGGAAGCGTAGAGACTCTTGCATAGCCGATGTGCACCTGGCCCAGTTTCAATTGCAAGCCCCGCAGTGTGTGGAGGACATAGTATCCGGGTCTGTCAAACAAGCCTCCACTTTCAATCAGGCTGCTATGCAACTCAGCATTTATTTAGCCAGGAGTGGCACCCCGGTAAATATCCAGACTACTTATATAGACCGCGCAGCAACAAACCTTAACAGCTCAGCTTACCCAAACTTCTCTTCCCGCAGAAACCACCTTAGAGCACAGCTTGCATACCATCAGACCAGAGCTGACATGCAGTTTGCCTGCCCAGCTATGCGGTCTATCCTATCAAATTCACCGTGCCAAGGCTGCCAGCTTGAACATACGTCCACTATTAAAGACGAGTACGATGTAGTAGAAAAACCTGATGGATATTACGCTCAGAATGAGCGAGAGGAAAGACGACTGACATCGTTTTTGATAAACCCTACAGGTTCTGTGCTTGTTACCGACGCAGAGAAAAAAGAAACGAAACGTGCCCTGATAATTGCCAGAGTAGAAGTCAACCACGAATTCCTGGGAGTTATCAGATTAGGCGAGGCTTGTTGGTCTTCCAGAGGCAATCTGGTTAAAGCTGTTGAAGGGATGGGGAACCTTAAAGTTACAGCAACAGACAACGACATACAGAACATAAAGCATTTTGTACTTAGGGACCTGGATAAGTTGGATCAACAGGAGGTGGTAGGTTCACTGGGGCTACATAGAGATGTGATAAATAATAAGCCGCGCTATACCTGGGTAGAACAAAACATGAGCATGAATAAGTTTCTTGTTCGGGATACCCATATTCTGGAATCATCGGTCAATGCAAAACATGCGGCCATGCCGGAATTCAAGACTGTCTATGCTCCAGAGGTTGCTGATAAATCAGTAGAGACTGCGCTTAGGCACCTGTTTGAACTTAACCTCCCGGAAGTAATAGCCCCCATACTGGGTTGGGTAGTAGCTTGCCACCTGAAATCCCACCTGATGGGGCTCTATTCTCAGTTTCCTTTGCTGAGTTTATGGGGAGGGCGTGGGTCAGGCAAGACACGAACAGCCAGTGTATTTTGTCTTCTGAACGGTGTTGACTATGAGACTTATGCTCCTCCAACTTTAACCTCCATTACTGATTTCGCCCTGATTCAAACGCTATGCTCCACCACGACAGTCCCAAGGGTATTGGATGAGTATAACAAAGCCAGTATGGCCAGGCGCAATCGTTATGGGCAGATCGGGGAAATGTTGAAGAAGTCTTTCAACAACTCTCCAGAGGCCCGAGGTAGGCTTGCAGGTAGCGGAGAGGGGTCCAAGATTCACAAGTTCGGAGCTGTGGTGGATTATTATTACCTGACTTCTCCTGTATGTGTCTTGTCAGAACATGCTATGGAGCTTCCAGCACTTGTTGACAGAGCGTACAAGGTCATGATGGCAGAACCTTCTATCCAGACAAGGGCTGACCACATGGAGTACCTGCAGGAGCATCCTGAGGATTTAATTAAACTGGCAAAAGTCCTGATGATTGGGGCAATGGGGATTAGGGAAGAGTGGGTAAAAGGCCGCATGGACAGTTGGAAAAAAGTGGTGCCGAAAACATATTCCATACGGCAGAACTACGTGAGACAGGTTATAGGCACCGGGCTAGATTATTTGGATCTTGTACTTACCAATGAACTGAAGCTCAATCTGCAGCCAGAGATTGCCAACATGCGTCAAGCTTTTATGAATCGAATCGCAGATGTTCAAGCTGAGGTGGAAATCTCTGGATACAGCACTGAAATAGATATGTTTTTTGATCGGCTTGGGGAGTTGGTGATGCTGATAAGGGACGGCTCTGTACTGAGCAGTATCAATGGCAGACATCTCAAGAAAGTAGATGGGTTTCTGTATCTGGATGTGCCCCCCGTGTTCGCCCATCTGCAAAACTATATAACTTCTATCAGAGAAAGAAAACCTGTAGCCTCAGCAAAACAATGGTTGCTGCTGCTGCGGAGTGAACCGTACTATTGTGGCACGGTAATAGACAAGGAAATGACGCTGTCACGTTCTGTAATCAAGCTCTCTTTGCCTGAGATGGCAAAGAAAGGCATTGATATTTCTGCATTTTAGGTACTCTATGAGAAAAGAAACTAAATCAAAGAAGCGACAGGTAATATGGAGATTTCCTGGGATGGCAACCCACTACGGAAGGAAGGCTGCTTGCGGTTTGCCCTATTATGTCAAACACTGGACAAACGACAGAGAAAAGGTTGATTGTCTGAACTGTAAACACACTTTGAAATTCCGTAATAAACTATAAAAAGTCTGTAAATAGCTTGACATTAGGGCCTTTTAGCCCTACTCTAATATTCAGGCCATGTGCTGGCCTGGAAACCCTTAACGTAAACACAATCGCGAAAGCGAAGGAAAAACTATGGCACTTCCTACTGGTGATGTAACCCCTATTGCTCCGCCTCCCCCGGTTGAGGCTGCTGTCACTGTGCCCTCTGTAAGTATAGCTCCCGCAGCTCCCGCAGTACCAGCTGTGTCACAACAGACTGCAGTGGCACCGGCTGAACCGCCTGTAGCGGCATCTGGAATGGTTGGGGCTATGCAGAAAGCCCAGGAACTTGGATTTGAAGGCTTGGATCTGTCTGGATTTGGGGCATTTCCCATAGTCCGTCTGCACCGTGGGTCTTACAACACGCGAGATGGGCTTAACCTTGGGACTACTTTCTACGGCTTTATTCAGGATGGGGGAACCAAACAGAAGTTTGTCTACAACAACGGGTTGCCTGATAGAGATCCTGGTAGAGATTACTTCTACACCTACGATCAGGTGACCACCGTGAAGGGCGAGCCGGTCTCTCAAATTCTTGATACTTGGAGGGCAAGGGGCTGGACTCCACAGATCAGTCCGTATCTGGACACGATGATCAAAGTTCATGGAGGGGAGCACGATGGGACTATGATTATTCTGTCTGTCCCAAAAAGCTCCAGACCAAGACTGTCGGTACACATCGGCAGCATCATAATGGATGACCAATTGCCGAGTGCCGTTGTCACTCGGTTTAGCATTGCTGGTGAGGTTGGCAGCGGAGCCACCGCATTCACGCCAATGGAGTTCAGTAAGTACACTGGTTAAACAAGGAGACCCCTCCCGTAAGGGAGGGGTTGAGGAGATCTGGCATGAAAAAAGCGCATATCAAAATTGGAAAGAGATACACAGATAACAAAGACAATGTTCGAGAGGTACTCGCGAAAGGGCCTGAATATCTAAGTTATTCCGGGCAAGCAGAAACTGATAACTTACGGTATCGAGTTATTGCTAAAAAACTTGGCCAACATCCAGTAGGGGCAGAAAGAAACTCTACTTGTGCATCTTTTGCAACCTGGGCGAAAGCCGAAGTACAACAGGTTATAAACGGGGGATCAAGGAGGGGTTATGAGCGATAAAGAAAAACTGGAAAAACTGGCAGAATATTTGTATGCCGCGATTGATGAGACCAATAAGATCAAAGAGACGGCAAGAGAAATAGCGCGTAAAGACATTCTTAGAAAAGCCTCTATAATCAGTTACGATCTATTAGACCTTCTTGAGACAATCACTGTGATATTGTCAGCAGCCCAAGAAGAAGGAAACAATACTGATCATGAATAAAGACGAAGCATTATACATTCTTGATGTGCGTGGCTTATTAATAAGGAGAGCCAGCACAGCCAATACTGAGAATGGCATAGCTGATAGTAAAGGGAAGCTTCATGCCACCTGGAAAGCAGGTCTAACAGAGTTTTTGCATAAAGAACTTGTTCCCTTGTTCGAGCGCGTTTCCCCAAGGCGTGTCATTGCTGTCTGGGATGCTGGAAATGAGTATCGATTCGGATTCTATCCTGAATACAAGGCTCTGCGTAAAGCAAGATCTGCCAGTGAACCCTCAGAGCTAAAGAAAGAACGCTTTGCTCTTCAGGAAGAAGCTAAACGATTCATGGCATATCTCGGAGTAAAGAATGTCTGGGTTCCCGGCCAAGAAGCCGATGATGTCATTGCCTTGCTGTGTGAAAAGCTTTCCCCTACACGACAGTTGCTTATTAAGACCATAGATGCTGATCTTGTACAGTTAGCTGATAAAAACATCCATGTCATGTGCCGTGATCAGATGTATGGGGAGTCTGGCTCATACCTATTCAAGATTAATACGCTAGTCAACAATGTCCCCGTTAAGTTGGTGGGGCTGTATAAGGCTGTGGTAGGAGACTCTTCAGACGGTTACAGAGGAGTATACGGACTAGGCCCAAAAGCATGGGAGAAAATGTTTACCGAGTACGGTATAGACGGCATGCAGCAAATAGAGGAGTGTGTACAGACCGGGAGCTGGGAGGATCTGGAAGTGGCCTACAAAGCCACACAGGATAAAAACCTGGAGACTCTGCTGAACAAACGTGAAGAGTTTGCTTTGTCTTACAGACTGGCCAAACTACACCCTGAAGTTTGTTACGGCGGGAGAGCCGGTGAAATACTCAAGCCGAAATGGAAAGTAAGAATACCATCCCGTGAAAAGATCTCTTGGCTTCTGCAAGAGATTGGAGCTATGGATTTGTTAGCAGATTTTGATAAGCATCTGCCTGTCCAGACACTGTATACCATGGAGGATCATGAGAAACTGGTTACTGAAATGAATGGGGTTGCGGTCGGCTCTTTTGTTTCATATGACTTTGAATCATATGACACTCTGAAGCACCAGCCTTATAAGATAGCTGCCAAGAATCGGGAGTTTGTGGATGTCTTGTCCCAGAAAATTACAGGTATCTCTTGGTGCCATGGGGATAATTACCAAAAGGTGGGTTATGCATCATTCGGTCATGCTGATACTGAGAATCTGATAGGTGGCTGGTCAACTTACGTTCTGCAATGCTTAGGCCACTCGAAAACACAGGTAGTTCAGAACGCTAATTTTGAGCTGACGGTAGCAAAACTTGATCTAGATCAAGAACTGCCATTGCCGTTTGATACCGCTATCATGTCCAGTTATGTGGATGAGAATATGGACCCCCATCTCAAGGGGTTGGCCAAAGAGTGGTTTAACTATTCTCAGCAAACCTATCAGGAAGTAACGCAAGGTAGCCCGATGAACGAGCTTAGTGCAGCCCATGTACTGAGTTATGGTTGTGATGATTCATTAGTTACCGCACATCTGTTTGATCTGTTCAAAATCATCATGCAGCTGGAGGACACCTGGGAGTTTTACCAAGATAACGAGACACAACATGTCAGAGACAATGTAAACACCTTTATTCACGGCACTAAAATTGACTTGCCCTTTCTTGAGGCAGCACAGAAAGAAGATGCGGAGTTGGTGGACAACCTCACTGCTAAGATAAGGAGGTCTCTACAAGACCACGTTATGCAAAGAGACGTTGCCTCAATTACTCCCGGTGCTACCAGATTATTGGACCTATATTGGGAGACAGCGGAATTAAAACATAAACAGCTGCCTGATGAAAAAATCCTTAAACAGTACGAGGCTTTGAAAAAAGTAGATGTATTTGCTAAGGCGGGAGAAATAGGTGGGCCGATAAAAGAGCCCACTGTCCCAATATTTTCTACTACAAAAGAGATTCGTAAATTTATGCTGAATGAGGAACGTACCAAGCTGTGGAATAAAGCTTGGCGGGGTTCCTATTATGTTCCTTATTCTGAAGAGGTTGAACAAACCAAGTTTGTGCCTTCGGCAAATAATTTGACCAAGGTATTAAGAGCACTTGGCTCAAGTCTGACTATAGAGAAAGAGGGCAAAAAGTGGATTAGTGATTACAGATTCGATCACGAGGCTGAGGTTGACAAGGACCCCAAAGTAAAGAAATTTTTCTCTCTTCTTTGTGAAGCCTCCCATAGGCTTACCCCTAAAAAACGCTCTGGCGCAGAGTATGAAGCATTGGAGGCTGTCTGCTTAGAGGCTTTAGCTTCAGTTGGTGACGTAAAGGTTGCCACTTATGGAGATGCCCTGAACTTTGGCAGCCCGGATCAAATGCAACAACTGCTCTATGGCAAGCTGAGCTTACCTGTCAGACGGCGTGGTAAGGTAACTACAGGCTCATTCAGAGATACTTATAACCTGCCTGGCGCGGCAGTTACAGGCAACAAAGCGATTCTTCCTGCTTTAGTGCACGATGTACAAGAAGGTGATTGGAGATTCCCGGTACTAAACAGCTATCTGTCCATTAACAAGGCACAGCAGAACAACAGTCTGTACTACAAAAGTTATCCATTATGGGTCAGCCCTAAAGATGGTCTGATTCACCCGCAGTTAAAAAATTGTGGGACAGTCACCCGCAGACCTTCAGGAACCTCCCCTAACGTATTACAGGTATCCAGTAAAGACGACGCAAAAATACGCAGAGCGTTCTTACCTTGGCAGGAAGAATATGTCTGGGTATGCCTGGATTTCAATGGCCAGGAACTGCGCCTGATTGCCTCTGAAAGCAAAGATCCGGTCATGACGGATGCCTACCTGGGGGCTGATCACAAAGGGCCGCACACTGTCACTGCCGGGCGCATAGCTGAACTTCTTTTGCCCAGAATGGGGTACCCGGAGCTGAACAGGTCTATTACTTACGAAGAATACAAGGCATGGTCTACAGGGGAAGATAAGAAACTGGCGGCGGCTTTGAAAGAAATCCGCAACAAGTACGGCAAGGCTACAAATTTTACGGTTACCTACGGGGGAGGCCCATCGACTCTTGCTGAGAATCTGATAATCGAACTACCCCTGGCAGAGCAGATTATGAGCAGTATCATGAGTCTGTATGCCCGAATAGAGCCCTGGCAGAGAGAAGTAGCTGAGTATGCCAGGATTCACGGTTACGTTAAGACAGCTTACGGGAATCGTCGGCATGTGTCTGACAACATCTACTCGGAAGATCTCAAGCTGAGAAGCCGGGCTGAACGACAAGCTTGCAACATGCCCGCTCAGGGGTGTGCAGCGGATATTCTCAAGATTGTGCTTTCCATGGTGGCCAGAAAAAACCTGGCAGAGAAGTACAAACTGCGATCTACCATGCCCATTTATGATGAACTTGCAAGCTGTGTTCCTAAGGCAGCTGCAGCTGACTATGCCATGGAAATGGCAGAGATCATGGCAATTACCCCACCAGGGCATGCCATACCAATGGAAGCAGAGCTTGAGATAGGGGTGGCATCTTGGGGAACTAAACAAGAAGTGGCTCTTGATCATGGGGCTATTACAGAATTCTTGACTACCGCAAAATAGGAGAAAATGACATGAACAACAAAGACATAGAGAAAGCGATACAGGATCTTAAGCTTACTGCACCAAGAGTCACTTTAGATCGAATTGAAGGCGTGATAGTGGATGTTGATTTCTACGTATTTCCGCGCAGTTCTCTGACTGTGTGCTGCCTTACCCTTGAGAATGGCTTCACTGTTACAGGTGAAAGCGCCTGCGCCAGCCCAGAAAATTTCAACGAGAAACTAGGCAGGGAAATCTCATATACCAAAGCTAAAGACAAGATTTGGATGCTTGAAGGTTATTTATTAACTCAGCAATTATACGAGAAAAAATTAGAGGTTGAAGGGGAACCAGTAGTGGGGAAAGTCGATGACTAAACAACTTTATTGTTACGACCTTGAAACTACTGGGACTGATCCTCTCAAAGATAGGCCCGTACAGATAGGTTTAATAGACACCGACAGGGTACTGATGAACAGCTTGTGTGATCCATGTATGCCAATCCCTGAAGAGGCATCAAACGTACACGGTATAACCAACGAGACTGTTCAAGGCCACCCTGACTATATGTATGCTCTGTGGACTTTTCACAGACTCTTACCACCCCCGGACCAAGTAACACTTTGTGGGTTTAATCACTCAACCTATGACTCTGTCATGGTGGATGCTTGTCTTCAGAATATGAATTTAAAACTGCTTGGTAGGTATGAGCATCTTGATGTGTTGGACATATTATACAGATACGAGCCTGAACTAGAGTCTAAAAAACTAGGTGATGCGTATAAATCGCTCAATGGCAAAACTCTCACAGGTGCTCACGGGGCTGTAGCTGACTGCATAGGTACAGTAGATTTGCTACTTCCTCTGTGTCTCAGGCACAAAAAATCCCCAAAAGAATTTGCCGAAGAACTCAAGACTCCGCAAGTTTATGAGATCATGCCTATTGGTAAATACACTGGACTTCCTATAGAAAGAGTGCCATTAAGCTGGGCTCGGTGGATGAAAAACAACGCAGATAGAATGCGGCCTGACTTGCAGCTTACTGTTGATTGGATTCTGGGGGAAGAATGACTAACGGATACGATAACAGTCAAGGCACTCCGGAAATAGACCGCTTTCCTGCCGGGTGTGTGAGAAAGATTCTCAGGGTAAGCCATCGCACACTCACCAGATGGGACGAGAATGGCTTTCTTATAGCCATGCGAACTCCACGAGGTCATAGGTACTACACCAGAACACAGATAGAGGTGTTCATGAGAGCTACTTATGTGGTCAAAAGGCGGGATGGGTTTTTGGAATACCGGCCACTTGAAGAAGGCGAAGAGTAATGGCAAAGAAAAAGAAGCCCCGTCGAGGATTCAAGGCTGCTGTGCCTGGGTGGAAGAAACTGGAAACAGATGTGGCTGATTATTTCAATGCCAGAATGGCCACCGAGCCCTTGGTTTACCATCGGTTCTATGACACACACGCAGCCAATACATTTTTACCTGCTCAGCCAGGTGACCATCTCATTGTGAAGAACGGACATGCCACAGTCATAGAAACGAAATATTCCTCAACTCATATCTCCTTGGTGTCTTGTTTCTCTGCGGTATTCAATAATTCCGCTCAGTTGACTTTCGCCAGATTGTGGGCCAGGGCTGGGGCAGGTTATTGGGTGGTGTTTCAAGGTGTTTCAGGGTATGAAGTATGGTCTGGAGATTTATTGTATGAAAAGAAACTGGCAGAAAAGAGGCTCAATAGACTGGAAGCTATAAAACTGGCCCCGACTATAGAACAGGCGCTAATAGGACTGATATGAAAATTCTTATCTATTCCGACCCACATATAGGCTTGAATCGCTTAGCCAACACTACTCATGCTTCTGCAGAAAGGTTGAGAGAAGCCAGTTTAAACCATTTGCATTACCTGCTGACTACAGTAAAACAAAAAGATATGCTGGCATTCTGTCTGGGTGATTTGTTTGATCAATACTCTAATACAGAAGCCTTTATTAAACAAGCCATGGAGCTGATTCAGCACACTGATATTGTATTGGCAGGCAATCATGACATAAGTAACAGAGCCGATAGAGTTTCTTCTCTTGAACTGCTTCACAAGATGTACGGAGACAGGATTCTTATAGGTAGGTGGGGTGAGGCTTCTACATTTCAGCTTGAAGTAGGTAATACTTTCTTTGTGTTTGTACCGCATGTAGCAGACCAAAGTCTATTCGAGACGGCGTTGCTAGAGGCCCAAGCCATTGCCAAAAACTCGAACAAATGGAATGTACTTTGTCTCCATTGTAACTACAACCTGAACTTTGAGGCACTGCAAGACACGTCTCTCAATCTGACAGCACCGGCAACAGACATACTACTGGGCGTGTTCCATCGGATCTTCATGGGCCATGAACACAACCCGACGAAGAGACACAATGGCAGGGTTGTGACTATTGGTAACGTGCATCCCACCGGGTTTGACGATATATCTGATAAGCGTGTCATTATCTATGACACGGAGACAGGGGAGTATGAGAGTAAGCACACGCTATCGAAAACCGCACTTCTATGGGAAGGTCCGTTATCCCGCCTGCCGGAAGAACCTGAAGAAAAATTTCTGGATATTGATGACGATCTTCCCAGGGGGCAAGGATTCAAGACAGCCAGTAAGTTGTACAAGGCGTCAGAAGTTTTTGCCATTAGACTGCGGCGTAAAGAAGCAGAAGAAATCAAAACAGTGGCCACCATAGAAAATATGGAGACTCTCCCAAAAATAGTAGGCGAGGATTTGAAGCAGAACAGACCTGAACTGGTCAATCTGTGGGAAGAATTGTTAATCGAGGCAACCGGAGAAATTCAATGAAACATAAAAAAGGTGGGCCTTTTTATCTCAATGCTGTAGTCAGTAAGAATAAGGTACTGAAGATAATGCAGGTTGGGAATAAGCTCAGAGAAACAAAATATGAGGTACTCAACCTGACGTGTGGTCATACGTCTGTAATAACACACGACACACTTACCAGATATGAAACTCGCGGCCATTCTGGAAAATGTGTTTCTTGCCGAAACGGGCAAGCAGCAGAAACGCGGGCTAAAGACAGACCTGTATCTAAATGTACAAAGAGAGCAGCCAATAGAGCCAAACGAGCTAAGGCACCGGAAAAATACTCAGCTGAATGGGCGAATTGGTTATTCAATAAAGCAGTGCCATCTCTCAGTCTGCGCTGCCGTAGAGTTTGGTGAATAGCATGGCTACAAGAACGGCAAAATTTGCTGCCAATTGGACGAGCACCAGCCTTAGATCAGTAGTTGATTCTGATGCAACTGACACAGTTGTAAAAGTCTGGAGAACCACAACCCCAACAGACTCGGAAGATGCCGGTATTAGGTGGAAAGCCTTGACTGTAAAAGAAAATGCCATTTCAGAAATAATGGATCAACCGTATTTCTAATTGAAAACGAGACAACACTATGACCAACAAATCCAGTTCCAGTAACAGCGGCGTAGGCAACAAATTCAGGTCTAGTAACAGCGGCGTTGGTGTGCTAGGGCTTCTTGGCGTAGCTTTTGTGACACTCAAACTCACCGGACATATCGACTGGTCCTGGTGGTGGGTAACAGCCCCGTTCTGGGGTGGTTTAGCATTGCTAATTATCTTCTGGCTTCTAATTATCTTCTGGCTTCTAATCAAAGAATATAGAAAAGAAAAAAGAAGAGAAAAAAAGAATCTCAAGCTATATTAAGCGCCTTCATAATACCATTCAAGAAACACCGGCCCAACAATTACGAAACTGTGGACATACGCAATGTTAAATACTCTTCATTTGATCAATTTCATGCGCCATGAAGAACTGGAGCTGTCATTCTCTCCTCAAGAAACCCTTATAGTAGGGGACAACTGGGCAGGGAAAACCACAGTATTCAAGGCTATTCTGTATGCCTTTTTCGGTTCTGCTTCTGTGCCGGGGGGAGCAAAAGTCATTCAGCGCAGAGGTACAAAGACAAAACCCGCTGTTACTTTGTCTTTCTCTGTAGGCAGTGATAACTACACTGTTATCAGGAAACTGACTACTGCCAAATTACTGAAGGGGAGCAAACTGGTAGCCACCGGGCCAGCGAATGTGACTTCGGCCATGGAAGATCTGCTGGGAATGCCAGCCAAATTGTTCGGGGAACTCAGAACCTCCCCTCAAGACGAAGTCAGTGCAATATTAACCATTGGCGTAGGAAGGCTGAATCAAATCATCGGTCAAATAACTAAGGCTGAGCTGATAGAGACAATTCAGAAGCTGTTAAGAGCCCGTCAGCAACAAATCGTGGCACAGTTGGGAGTTCTTCCAGAGTATGATTTGCCTTCATTACGTGCAGACATTACCAAGGCTACCGACAAGCTGAATAACCAATATGTAGAGCTTGAGCAAGCCAAAATCGAATTGGCAGCCAATCACGAGGACATACAAACCGCCTCCACTTTTCTTGCCGAGCTGAATGACAAGGTAAAAGAACATTACGTTGCCCAGGCCCTTCAGTCAGAAACGAAAGCCCACATACAGTCTCTGACTGATCGCCTTGGCGAGGCTGAAACGGGAATGGAAACCCCTGTCCAAAATACTGCTGAGTTACAAAAGACTTGGTTGAGTATAAGCCAGGCAGTACAACAATTAAGTAACTCCATAACAGAGAAAAACACCCATGAAGCTATGTTACGGCAGCTTAAAACTGATAAAGAATTGGAAACCAATCACCTGAGCCAGTTGCGTACAGAATTACAAGCTATGGGTAAATTGCCTACAGCTAAGTCAGTGGCTGCCCAGATGACCAAGCTTATAAAAATGCGGGGTGTGGCTGGAGAGCTGAAAGAGCGAGCCAAGGTCTGCCATGCGGCGGCAGAAAGTTCGATCTGTCCTACTTGCATGCGCCCTTTTGAAAGCTCGGACGTTATGGAAGCAGCCATTAAATCGGCGGAAGAGGCTAAAGAAAACTATGACAGTTATTCTGCTGCGGTATACGAAGAGGAACAACTTTTGGAGTCACTATCGGAAAAAAAGAAAAAGCACGGGCAGATTTTAGATCGTACAGAGCGATCCGAGCAATCTATGACAGAACTGGAGACAAGGATTCATGCATCTGAGAACGCTGTACAAAAATTGCATCTAGATGGATCATTGCCCGAGCTTGAGAAGCAAGCTGCTGATGCCCATGCCGCTCTATCCTCGGCTAGACTTGCTGAGTCCAAGTATTTGCAAGCAGTAGAGAAAGCTAACCAGTTACGTCCACAGCTCAAGCAAGAAAAAGAAAAACTGGCTAAAATCTCTTTACCAGGCTGCCCTACCAGGCGGGAACTAGGCATTGCTAATGAGCAGGTTCATGCACTAACTAATACACATCGTGAAACAACCGGCTTGGTAACCAGTTTGGCTGCTGCTTATGCTGCAGCATACCAAGACTATACCAGACAAAAAGCTGATTTTGACCTTGCCGAGAGAGCCAACAAAGACAGATGGCGCGAACAAAGGAAAACCAATAACCTGGCCAACCTTGGTATTTATCTGTCCAAGGCACACAAAGACTTTATTGACAGAACTTGGTCCAATATTCTTACCTACACTTCCGAGTTCGTTTCCAGGTGCACAGGAGGAACCATCTCAAAATTGAGCGTGGTTGAAGGCTCCAAATTCTTTTATGAGGAGGACGGGAAAAAACTTCCTATAGCTTCAGCCAGCGGGTTTCAAAGAGCCTGCATGGGAGTCGGTGTAAGATTGGCCCTGGCAGAGGCCATCCGCTCCCCTGTGGGCGTTTCGCTTCTGGATGAGGTCACGGCAGGGGCTACCGATGAAAACAGCATGGCGATGGCTCAGGCCCTGTCTCAGGCAGGTCAGCAAGTGGTAATAATATCCCATCGGCAGGCTGATGCAGCGGTAGCAGACCGGGTTATCCAGCTTTAATGACTATGCAACCCCACCCTTATTCAGCATCTGGTTTTTCTTGCGCATGCGGGAATCCACATCAATGGGTTGATACTGGAAACACCCGACAGAGCTGGACAAGCCACTCCACGGGAGAGAAACCTCCAGATAACGCTCCCGTAGAAAAAGAACAGCGTTGTTGGTGCGGTATGACTAGGTGGGTGTATTGTTACTCCCCCAGACAATAAAGGAAAAGTAATGCAAACCAACTTAGACGATTGGGATATCTGGCTTGTAAGCTACGCCAGATTCATCTCCACCAAATCGAAAGACCCTTCTACTGCTGTGGGTTGTGTACTCATAGATAACAGGCATAGGACACTTGGCACTGGCTACAATGGCTTTCCGGCAGGGGTGCTGGATACTGAACAGCGGCTCAACGACAGAGAAACGAAACTTTCTCTAACTCAACACGCTGAGCGGAATGCCATAGCGTTTTCTACCAAGACTCTTGATGGGAGTACTGCCTATGTTTGGCCTATCCCGCCCTGCGCCCCCTGCGCTGGAGCCTTGATACAAGTAGGTGTCAAGAGGGTGGTTGCCCCTGAGTTACCCCCTACACATAAACGATGGCAGAGAGATTATGCACTTTCTCTAGAAATGTACCAAGAGAGTGGAGTTGTACTTGATCTGGCTCCCAGGATACAGACAAAACAGCCAACAACAGAACTGTTGCTGGCCTATGATAAACTAGCAGAAGCCGAAAGAGCTTTTAGATCCTTAGCCAAAAAGGGGGATACAATCCACCATAGACAGTTACAACAACGAGCTGAGAAACTTCTCAAGCTGCAGACTGATTGGGCGCTTTGAGTTTCTGCTATACTTCGGAAAACAGGGGGGTTGATCATGCCTGTCAAAGGTTGTGTTAAAAATGGTAAATCCGGGCACAAGTGGGGTAACTCAGGAAAGTGTTACACCGGCAAAGGTTCGCGACAGAAGGCAGTAAAACAAGGCAGGGCTGCTAGAGCCAATGGAGCTAAATAGATGTAAAAAGCCCCGCCTGAGCGGGGCTCTGTTCCACATGGAACGACTATTAGGCCGCTTCGTGGGTAAGGCTTAGATTGGAAACGTCTACATTGGTCTGTATGACCAGACACATACAGGCGGGGCAACCAAGCCTGACCATTACTGTCTCAGCGGTAGCATCAGTCACACTGACCCTGACCTCTCCCAACAGCTCTTCAATCCCGCCACTCATGGTAGTGGCCCCGAAGGCACCGTTGGCCATGGTCTCTGTCGAGGCATAAGAATTGGCAGCAACTCCAGCAGTAAGAGCCGTAATATCGACTGTATCTCCAGCACCGTCAACACCAGATACAACAGCAGAAGTATCGTTGGTGATAGCCAGGGCCAAAGCGGTAACTGCGGTGGCCTGAACACAATCCACGCCTGCCTCTTCGGTTCCTAGAGTAGCGGCATCAAAGACGTTGCCACCAGCACTGAAGTTCTCGGTTGTGGCAATGGCATCCCCGGCAGTTCCTGGGACATTGGCAGTTATAATCGCAACGTTGGTATCAAAATCTCCCATAGTCACACCAACAGCAGCTGTGTTGAAGCCGTCTGAGCCGTTCACAGCAGCAACGATATTGGCCTGACTGGTGGCTAAATTTGTTCCGACAGAAATTTCCCCATCGCTACCTTCGTCCCCGTCCGGCACAAACACCCAAGTTCGGGTACCGATTGTCATGGTGTTGGTGGCAGTGACTTGAGTATCAATAGTCAAAGTACCCTGAGAAGCAGTAGCTCCTCCGGAAATATCGGCAGAAACATTTCCGGCAGTGACATTGCCATCGGTATCGAACTCATAGACCCTGGACCCAATAGTTACCGTTTCACCATCGATAACGACACCGGAAATGGTCAAAGTCTCTGTCGCTGCCACAACAGGTTGAGTCTTCAACTCCAGATCTTTAGTCGCCTCATTGGTCGTAATGAGGTTGCTGTACCCAGCAGTGCCAGCAATGGTTGCGTTCGTTGCGAAGGTACCGGTAAGGTTATCGCATACACGAACTCTCACAGCAAACTCGGTCTCATAAAGGATGTTGTTTCTGTAAGGCTTTATGCTGACTACAGAAGGAGTACCGGTATCCCCCTGTGTCACGATTGCCAATCTAAGTTCTGAAATATCAGTATACATTTGTAATGCTCCAGCAAGGGGGACAAACCCCGGCGATTAGGCCGGGGTTGAGCTACTGTTACGCAGCAACAGTGGTGAAATGGGTGACATCAGACCAAGGACCCCAACCAGTAGCAGAGGCTCGATACCGACAACGCCACCAATATTCAGTACTATTGGTCAATGCTGAACCGGCTGTGTGCGCCACCAAATCAGTTTCTTCTCCGGAGTCGTAGATGAGATCCGTGTAATCAACTCCAGTGTCATCCGCAAACACCTGCCATTGAGAAGCAGCATGAGTCTGAGCAGTACCAGTCCAAGCCACGGCAGAGCCAGCCATCTCCACCAGAATCTCTACATCAGTGTCATCGATTGCTGGATCTGAATTTATTGGTTTATCTATATGCCTGGACACATCCTTGGTGATCTGAATAGTGCCACCGGAAGCATCCTCGAATGCCTGCATGTCCGGGCTGATTAGCAGATCCGCATCGGGGCCACCGGCCAGCGGGATAACGCCACCCTGGGCCTTGAGTTTGTCCATGTCAAAGGTCCAGCCATTGCTATCGGCATCGTCCAGCGAGAACTCCAGTTTGAGAACGCTGTCCGCCACATACTGAGTGTACATGTCGTAGCTGGAATAATACTGAGTAGTGGAAGCAGAGGCCTGAAATCGACCGGATGCCACACCAGCAGCATACAGGGAGCCGGTTCCAACAGCGAACTGCTGACGCAGCTGATTGCTGAAGGTAAGGTTGAACGATTGGAAAGTTGAGGTAATGGCGCTATCGGCAGAGTCAGTCAGAACAAAAGTAGTCAGGCTATTGACAGCAGACAGAAGCGGAGTATCCGTGGCTGCTTCAAATGTCCAGGTACCAACTACCAGAGACACGCTACCACCGGAACCCATGAGAGTGACTTCGCCATTGATGATGGCACCGGATTCCAGATTCAGGCTGAGTGAATCAATCTGACAGCCACGGTAGGTAAAGGAGTGGGTAGCCGTGCCTACAACGATGTTCTTCAGGAACATTAAACACTTTTTGGTGCTACCATTCTGAATGGTCTCAGTCTTGAGCCAAGGATTATCAGTACCTTTAAGATCGACTAAAAGGTCCTTATCCGCCTGCAGAACAGCGATCAGGAAGTCGTCAATATTCTCGGCAGTGGCCTCGAAGTTGAAGCCGCCGGATACCTCGCCCTGAGTCAGGATGGAGTCGGAATAAGACCGCTGGGGGGTAATTTCGTCAGAAACGGTGGAGCTGAGGTTCAGATCCAGAGATTCACCCGTGATTCGCACCTGCTTCCAGTGCTGGGCAGACGGGATAGCAGACGTAGGATCTTCATCGATTGCGTAATATACAGAAACTTCAGAGGTTGATCCAAATGCTGGGCATGTCATAATTTAACCCTCTCGTATTGAACAAAATAGAGGGGGAGCCGCCCCTCAGGCCGGAACTTCTCATGCCACTCTCCTAAATTCTACAGAGAAAGGCCATTGGGCAGTATGCATTAGCCACCCTTCTTGAATATTGAATGTACCAGAATCCATGTATTCGTGAGTCCTTATACAGGTAACACCATCGTCTATCATCTGATATTGAAAAAGTTCGTTTAAAGAGTCTATCAGGGTCACTATCCCCCTGGTCCCCACCCCCTCTTTGACATAAATTTCTATCGCTATGTATCCATGATAGCGAATAAACCCAAGAGGTATTTCTATAGCCTGTGTCTTTGTTATGTCAACTACAAAGTTTATATAATCCTTGTCACCGGCAGACAACAAAGGCGCTTCGGAGATGTCGTGGTCCCTGGCTTCTACGTTGTTCCAGGCAATGGGAGTAGTGTCCCAGTTTGACTGAAGCGTACTCTCCAAAAGCTCTGTTATGGCTGCGATACTCACCTGATCCCCGTAAACTTTATATCCCGCTGTATTCTTGTGGCCTCTCTGGCTACTGCTTCACCAACCTTGTCGGATACATTGACTTTTGCTTTTTGGGTAGATACGCCAGACACCCCATCCATTGCGTACTCTCCGTATTTTCCGCTATACAAGGGATTGTATATCCTGACCAGAGTGGGTTCATCGGCCCTGATATTCTCATACAGCCTACCCTGAGAAAAATTTGATCTGTTGAACCCTATGGCATCCTTCAAGCTTTTGATAACCACGGAATGGCCCATGCCTCTGGCCTCGCCCTTCTCGCCTACAGGGGAGACTCCATATTCAGTACCGCTGCCACCCATCGGGTTTTTGCTGTTCCATTGAACGTTCCAGTTCCAGTTGAACCGACCGGAATCCTGGTAAGTGTGGTTGACTACGGCTCTGACAGTAGCGTTGGTAAGGCGAGCCATTATCACAGGCGGCAGCTTTCTGAGCTTCTGCACCAGAAACCGGGTGGTTTTCTGGTTGTGTTTCTTGACCTGAGCTTCAGTCAGTCTGGCCATGCTGCTATCAATCCGATTATTGAGTCGCTCGCCTACAGAGGAATTGGTACTTTATTCCACTATGGCTCTTGGTAACTTTGTCAATATGATAGCGCAAACCACCGGCTCTGATAAAGTCTCCAGGAACAGGAGTAAACCCTATGTGAGCCACATCCACCCAGATTTCGATATCGTATTCTAATTCTCCTTGTACATCTTGATCTGCTTTCTCTATTGACCCCGTATACCCAGAAAATACCCTATCTGCTCTTGTAGCCGAAGTAACTTCTCCAGTATTTGGGTCGTATGATCCTCCAGCTCCTGTGCGCAGCTCATAAACCATACTTTCATGGTTAGGTGCCAACCCAGTAGTTCTAGCTAAAGAGAACCCACTATCTTCATAAAGTACATCAACCCTATGATACTCCCCGGTGGGAGCCTGAATATAGTCACCTTCCTGAACCCCTGAGGTATAAGAAAGAGTGGCAAAATACCTACCAACCATGTCACCCTGTTGCAGGGAGTAGTCCATCTGGTCAGCCGATTCTGATCTTAGCTCCAAGTCGTAATAAACCTTCCCTTGGTCGGTTGCAACCAAGGCACCAAGATCGTCCCCGGCACCTTGGGTTTCGTACCTAATCAGATCCCCTTTGACATGACTTCGGTGCAGCGCCCTGGCCCTGTCATAGATATTGATTTGATCTACATCAGTTCTGTCTGTTGCACTGATTATGTACACAGCCCCTGTAGCTTTGTGTCGTATCACCAGATCAGAAGGTAGGAGGATTTCAGGAACTATGCCCAGTGTTTCCCTGCGAGTAGGTCTGTGATAAATCGTTTTGAACCGATCAAACACATAGATACGGCCACTAAACCCGTAACCCCAGGTGTCAGTGGATTTGTACCACTCTTCAAATTCCTCTCCATGAAAATACCCGGCAGCCAGAGAAAGGCTAGATAGTGTTGACATGGTTACACCGTTTCAAAGATGAAAGGTTGAGACCACTCTGACCAGCCAGTGGTGGCCCCTTCATGACGAATCCGCCACTTATATACCGTAGAGCCAGCAAGACCTGCGGCAGAGTAGGTGACCAGATTGACAGCAGAAGTATGGTCAACTGGTGAAGCGTTCCAATCATTGTCTTCTACTGTAATCTGCCACTGGCTTTGTGTATGAGTCTGGACTGCCCCAGAATAAGCAAACGCGGAGGAAGCCATGGCAGGGCTGGTGGATACAGACAAAGCACTGTTCGCAGGGGTTGTACAGTCTGGCCTGATTACCTTAGTTATGGCAGTGGTGAATTTTATGTATGTAGCCCAATTTGACGTATAACTGACTGAGTTATATCGCACTCTGGCATAGTAAATTGTGCCTGTAGCTAATGTTGCAGGGGACCAGGACAGTAGATTGACCGCGTCTGCCAAAGACTCTTCGTGAATGACAGAAAAGTTTGAGTACTCAGAAACTTGCCAGTCAGTAGAGGCATGGGCCTCGGCATGATTGTTTACAGCGTAAGCGTCAGAGGTTATAGAAACCCCAGTAGAGACTTCTATAGATCCGTTAAGCGGGTTTGTGAGAGTTGGCTGTAGAATGCCGGTAACCGCTGCAGTGGACAGAAATTGGTAAGTTCCTGCCGGGTTGCCTACCGCAATAGTTGTATCAGTAGTGGCCCCAGGAGTCGCTGAGGATAGGTGTCTGATTTCCAGAGTCTCACTCACGTTGACATACAAATCCTCGTCTTTAGCACTCTCAAGATCAGTAATGGCAGTGATGTCCACCCAAGACCCATCGTTAACTCGCACTTCTACTTGAGAGCTGGAAGTGGAGCTGACATACACAGCAACATGGGAATTATACCCTTCGGGGGTATACGCATTGCTACTGATTGTGGTGCTAATTCGGTTATCTGTTTCAGAAGTAAACGCAAAAGCATCCCCGTTCGGTGTTTTATTCACAGTCAGAGAGAAGCTATATTCAGTTGCCCCTACTGTAAGGGTTCCAGATAACACCTCCCCTGGGTAAGCTCCTTTCAACAACTCTGGGTAAAACCCATACCCAACAACATCCCCGTCAGCCACAGATGTGGAAGTTTGAATGGCTATGCTCCCCCCATCCGGGATAAAAGCTATGTCTCCCGTAGCTGAGTAATTCTGGGAAGTTCCAGAATGAGTCAACGTTGACCAGTTCAATCCGCTGAGCAGCAAAGGATCTGAGCCAGCTATGCCCTCATTGTATAACTCAGTAAAATTGTCGTTTATTTTATCTCCAGCTGCCCGTAGCGTGTCCCCTGTACCATCATTGGGGGTGGTGCCAAGGTCCAGAAGCTGCTGAGTCATTACAAAATCTCCTGTAGGCTGAGAGACACAGTATTCAGATTGTATTCAATCATACGAACATCCTTAGCCTTTGTCATCCTTGCTAGAAAGGTTCGTGAGTAGTCAGTGGTCAAGACAGCGTCATCAAAGCAGAACATAAGTTCCCCTGTGGTGCCTTCCCGGCCTATGATAGCTTCAGCCTGTTTACGTTCTATATCAGACAAAGCTTGGTAGGGCAGAGTGGCTCTGCGACGTTTTACTCTGTTGTCATAAAACTCGATCCCTGTGGTGGATTCTATCACCGTGGACAGATCATCCCACCCTAAGGTAGTACCGTAAGCCACATTGAACTCAGGCTGCCAGGTTGAGTGGACTGTAATCCTGCCAAACTCAAAATAGCCGTCCAGATTGGTTGCATCATTGATTGTCAGACGGATGTATTGTGTTGTCGTAGGGGTTGTCAGCAAGTGAATATAAACAGGAGTCACAACAGTGTCGGCAGTCGCTGTTATGGACAGGGTGCCGCTATCATACTCCTCTGTCGTCCTGGCAGTCTCTGCATAGATTTGGACTCTCAGGGTGGCTAAGCTGGACAGATTGTGATTGATCAAGCTGATCAGATCATAAGATACCGTTCCGGCTGCCAGATCCAGATCAAGCACCAGTTCACTGGTGTCAGCGGTCCTGGCCTTAGCCGTTATCAGCCTGTTGTTGAGCTGATTGGCAGGGGTCAAGGTGCCTTGCCAGGTACCTCCTGCATAAACCGCAGTCAACCCGAGATCGTTGTGTGCTATGATTGCTTTTCCCATTATCCCGCCTGTCAAGTATAAATAATAGGGCCAAGTTCAATTTCTCCGCCACCCATGCCGCCATACATTAAATCAAACTCAAATTTTCTAACGGTTGTTGCATCGATGTGTTCTGAGTTACGCATCCCACTAATGTCTAGAATAATGGTTCCAGACTCAGGAATAACCATACCAGAGCCACCATAATAGTCACCAACAGAGTCCATAAAATAATAAGCACCAGATGCGTCATTCCCTTGCCTACTAGTATTGGAAATAACTAGTATTTCCACAGTATTCGCGTATGAAAAATCTAAATCAACATCTGTCTCTACCAGTATTCCCATGCCTCCAAAACCCATCCAATCTTGGCCTATGAAGCTGCCACCAGAAACAGAGATGCCCGGATCACCCGGCTCATATAGTCTTCTTGTTTTGAATACGGATTCATTTGCACCCAAACTAACTGGTGAACTGTACTCGTTATGTACGCCCTCAGCGAATTGCACTGTGGTAAACATATCTATAGCACCACCCGATTCTGTACAACTTTCTACTGTCGGATCTGTTTGTTCATAGGCAGTTATAGACAGATCGCTATAAGTAATATCTACTGCGCCCCCAACAAAATCAGTTATTTGAAATACTTCAAACGTCAGTGTGCTACTAGCACTTAAAGCCGCCCCGTATTCCTCCCCGATACTGACCCCTTCATCAGTTATAGTAATGGGCCAAGAGCCCGTCTCATCTCCCAACACCAATGGAAACGAATAATCCAGTTCTTGGATATAGATCCAGGCACTGGAGGCCCAGATGTTTGAGTTTGCTCTGTCAAATGTCGCAGATACCTTCAAACCCGCCAGGGTTGTCGCCTCTGTTATACTCATTTCAAGGGTGTCATTAGACGCATTGCCCTTCAGGCCGTAACTCTCAAGGCCAGTATCGCTCGCAGACCCTATCTCAGCTCCATATTCTCTGTGCGTCAGCGTGGCCAAAGCCAGCTCAAAATCTAAAATACTGCCTTTTACATAGTCCCCGTCTAAATGATAATCCCCGCCAGTAGGGTCTTCCACCACAGGGAGAAACAACTTTCTGCCCGAATAAAACTGCAAATCGAGGTTGGCTGCTAGACTAAGATCAGCAACAGCAGCGACAGGGGTAGCCCCAGGTTGAAACCGGATCAAGGTTCTCTCGCAGTCTTCTACTGCCACCAGTTCCCCAGTTGATCCGGATAAATAATCGAAAACCTCTATCTCCATGTAGTCCTCGTTTACAGTTGTCCTGGCCATAATGGCTCTTCCGCCGCCTATACCAGTAAGGTTGCATATATACGGTTGAGGATCGCCATCGGCTATCTGCTTGGTGTACGGGATTACTTGTTTCCGCACAAGATCCAGATTGTTTCTGTCAACTGCAAGGCTAAGCACTTCGGCACCAACCCCGGCAGTATAATGGGAAGCCAGAACCCTTATAAAAGTTTCACCGGAAAGAAAATCAACAAATACCGGGTTACTTCCAAGAGTCGCAGGATTGGGGTTAATAAATCTAGTTTTATCTACTGTCCCAAATTCTGTATCAAACCTATAAACTGCGACGCTATTTCCGGATTTTTGCACTCCATGTACAATAAAAGTTCCAGCCTCTGCTCTAAAGGCTGTCAGAGAATAATTATACAAATCACGATAACTTTGATACTCCCATACTTGATTTTCTGTTGGGTAAGCAGAACCTGACCAAACCCCGGTACTGACAGGATAAGATTCAAGATGCTCCCCGGAGCTATGAGACACTATGAAACCAACAAACCCAGCAGAGGTTGAAACCAGGCTTATCTCAGAGTCTATTCTTCTGTTAAGAGGTCGCCAAACAACTATCATGCTATCGGCCACCACAGTAGGAGCTGTTATATCCACATAACAAAATATAACTTCACTACCAGTAGATCCTACATTGGTCACATACAGAATATAAATTCGTCCATCTTGAATTTTGTAATCAAGAGCAATAGTGCCATCAGACGTAACTGAATGTGGTAGATCGAAAGTCCCCACCAATAACTCTGTAGGAACATTTTCATAGTCTATAGT